GTTATAGATAACTTACACACGTCAAAGGAGGAAAAGCTTGAAGCAGAAAAACAAATAAAAGATATGATAATGGGTTACGAAGCTGAAATGCAAAAGCAAGTAACTGAAAGATGGAAAGTCGATATGGCTTCTGATTCTTGGTTATCAAAAAACATAAGGCCTTTAGTGCTTATATTTCTAGTAGTATCAACAGTGTTAATGATATTTATCGATGCTGGTGTTATTGCTTTTGAAGTAAAAGATACTTGGGTAGACTTATTACAACTAGTATTAATAACGGTGATTGGTGCTTACTTCGGTGGTAGATCACTAGAAAAAGTAAAAAAATAATGGCAATAAAATCAGAAGGCACAAGTTATAGTTTTGGACAAAACGGTTCAATATTCACTAACACAAACACACAAGTAGTTGCTCCAGACGATAGAGTTATAGTAGCTATACAATTTTTAGCTGACACCACGTTTGATGAGTTATCACCAGAAGGCGGTACGTCTGCTTTAGGCGGGATATGTGTTGGTGATGCTACAAACGAAAAAGGAGCAGGTGCAGAAGTTTCTGCTGCAAACGGTAACACTGGTGGTATAATGAATGATGGTGCTAGCGGTGGACAAATAATAAATGCAGGAGGTGATAGTAACCTAACTAAATTTCCAGCTGGTATGACTATATTCGGAAGATGGAGATCTTTTACTATAGATGCAGATGCTGATGGAGGTGTAATAGCTTATCTAGGTTACTAATGTTGGGATTAGGTTTAGGTCTTTCAATGGATGAAGTATCTAGTGGTTTTGTACCTACAGATCTTGGCGCAACGCTTGTCTTGTGGTTGCAAAATACAGAAACCGGTGGTGAAACAAGTGATCAGAGTGGAACCGATGGTACTTCAGCAAATAGAATGACTTGGAGAGATAAATCTGGAAATGCTAATCATGCTTTTCAAGATACAACCGCTAATAAACCAACTATTGCAGAAGGTGGTATGGATTTTGAATTAGACGAAGCTGATCATTTGGATTTAGTGTCTAGTATAGACGGTGGACATCCAAACGCGTTTACAGTTTCTGTAGTAGTAAAAAGAGAAAGCTCTAGTGCACAAACAACTATTCTTGGTGGTGGATCAACAGAGTTTATAACTTTTAAAAGTACAGATGACAAAATAGGAGTTAGAACATCTGGCACAAACGCTACAAATAGCACAATTACTTTTGACGAAAGTGATTTGTGGCCAGTTGATTCAAAGTTTATATTAACAGTTACAAAAAGCGAAGAAGGTACTTTAAAGTTTTACAAAAATGGAGTTATTAAAACAGAGTCAAGTGGCTCAAACTCAGTAAACCAAGGTCAAACTTTAGATTTTAATGTAGTAGGTACAAAAATAGGTTCAACAGGGCCTTTTGACGGTATAATATATGAGCTAATATATTGTAACAGCGAATTATCTGATGATAAACTAACAAAACTACATAATTGGCTAAAGCAATATATATAAAATAATAACAATTAAATTAAATAAAATGGCAAAAACAAAAAAGGCAAAAAAGCCTACAAAAATTACTAATGATGAGTTGGATAATTTACAAAACGTTGTAAATGAAATAAACAAGGCTCAAATGCAAATAGGTATATTTCAAACTAATATACATCAATTGCTTCACCACATAGCTGGTAAAAACGATGAATTAACTTTACTTAAAAACGGCTTTGAAAAAGAATATGGTACTTCAGATATTAATATTCTTGACGGTCATATAAATAAATAATGAAATTAATTAGAAAAATAACTATAGGTAAAGACTATAAAAACGATGCTATGCATTATGCTGTTGGTCAAGAAGTTTATGGTGGCCACACTATATGCGATATAATAGAAGAAAAAGATAAGTATTCGGTGTATATTAAAAAAGGTAAAGAAGTTTTGCCTTGGAAAGATTTTAATAAGAATATGGCTATATCTGTAGAATATAATTTAGAATACTAATGAAGTCGCCTTTTGACTTTGTTATAGAGCCAAAAGGTAATAGATATAACAACACTAAAAAAATTGGTGATAAAAATCTTATATTAAACACAGAGGTATTTAATCATCAATTTGTTAATAGAGAGGCTGTTGTTAAATCTATACCTACAGCTTACGAAACAGAGATACAACCAAACGATACTGTTGTAGTTCATCACAATGTTTTTAGACGTTGGCACGACGTTAAAGGTAGAGAAAGAAATAGTAGAAGTTTTTTTAACGAAAATACTTATTTAGTAAAACCAGATCAAATATTTTTATATAAAAGAAATAAAGACTGGGTTGCGCCAAAAGGGTATTGCTTTGTACAACCTATAAAACAAGAAAACATTTTAAGTCAAGAAAAAGAAAAGCCTTGTGTAGGTATAATTAAATACACAGATGGTACTTTTAAAAAAGAAGAGCTTGTTGGCTTTACACCTTTTTCAACTTATGAGTTTATAATCGATGAAAAAAGATTATATAGAGTTATGACACAATTTATTACAATTAAATATGAATATCAAGGAAACGAAAAGACTTATAATCCAAGCTGGGCACAGAGCAGTTGAAGAGCTAATAAATGTAGCTAAAGAAAAAATTATTACAAACACAGAAGATGACGTTAGTGCTGATAGATTAAAAAACGCTGCTGCTACTAAAAAGCTTGCAATATTTGATGCGTTTGAAATACTTAACAGAGTTCAAGAAGAAGAAAACTTGCTTGAAGGTAAAACGCCTGAAAAAGCAGAGAAAAAAGTTTTTAAAGGATTCGCAGAAGGTAGATCTAAGTAATGTATAATCAAAGTTTAGTAAAGGTTGTAGAACCTATAAAGAAAACAACAATCACGAGATTAAATCGTGGTAAAAAATGGAAATATGGATATGATAAAGAACACGATATTATCGTTATATCAAAAACTGGTAAAATTGGTGAAATACTTGAAATACAAAATCTTCAAATTGCTTTACCACCTGTGCCCTTGCAAGTACATAGAATGCAAGAAAACAAATGGCAAAAAATAAATTATCCAAAAGAGTTAGGTAAACTTAAAAATATATTTGACTGGAGAGCTTATCCAGAAGAGCAAAAAGATAAATGGTTTGACTATATAGATGAAGAGTTTAAATATAGAGAAGAGGGTTTTTGGTTTGTAAACAATAATAAACCTACTTATATAACAGGTAGTCATTATATGTATCTACAATGGAGTAAAATAGATGTAGGTGCACCAGATTACAGAGAAGCAAACAGGTTATTTTTTATATTTTGGGAAGCGTGTAAAGCTGATAAAAGATGCTATGGTATGTGCTATCTTAAAAACAGAAGATCTGGTTTTAGTTTTATGTCTTCTGCAGAAACAGTTAATTTAGCCACAATATCAAGTGATAGTAGATATGGTATATTATCTAAAAGTGGTGCAGATGCTAAAAAAATGTTTACAGACAAAGTTGTTCCTATATCGGTCAACTATCCTTTCTTTTTTAAACCGATACAAGACGGTATGGACAGGCCTAAGTCTGAACTTGCTTACCGTGTGCCTGCAAGTAAGTTTACGCGTAAAAAAATTACTGCGAACGAAAAGCAGGAAGACTTGGTTGGACTTGATACTACTATTGACTGGAAAAATACTGGCGATAATAGTTACGATGGTGAGAAACTAAGTTTATTAGTTCATGATGAAAGTGGTAAGTGGGAAAGACCTGACAACATATTAAACAACTGGAGAGTTACAAAAACTTGTTTAAGATTAGGTGCTAAAATTGTAGGTAAATGCATGATGGGTAGCACCAGCAACGCTTTAGATAAAGGTGGTGGTAATTTTAAAAAACTATACAATGATTCAGACGTTACACAAAGAAATCGTAATGGACAAACAAAGTCTGGTTTATATTCTCTTTTTATCCCAATGGAATGGAACTACGAAGGCTTTATTGACCAATATGGACAACCAGTCTTTAATAACCCATGTGATGATGTTATCGGACCAGACGGTGAATTAATAGATTACGGTATAATAGATCATTGGAACAACGAGGCTGAAGGTTTAAAAAACGATCAAGATGCTTTAAACGAGTTTTACAGACAATTTCCAAGAACTGAAGAACACGCGTTTAGAGACGAAGCTAAAAACAGTATATTCAACTTAGTTAGATTATACGAGCAAATAGACTACAATGAAGGAGTTGGTTCTTCTGCTAATATAAGCACTGGTAATTTTCAATGGGTAAACGGAGTAAAAGACACAAACGTTATATTTTATCCAGATCCAAAAGGTAGGTTTAAAATAAGCTGGATGCCTAAAATTGAAATACAAAATAAAGTCGTAATTAAAAATGGTATAAAGTACCCTGGTAACGAGCACTTAGGAGCTTTTGGATGTGATAGTTATGACATATCAGGAACAGTAGATGGTAGAGGCTCTAATGGCGCTCTTCACGGGCTCTCAAGGTTTAGTATGGAAGACTGTCCACCAAATCAGTTTTTTTTAGAATACATAGCTAGACCCGCTACAGCTGATATATTTTTTGAAGATGTGTTAATGGCTTGTGTGTTTTACGGCATGCCAATATTAGCAGAAAATAATAAGCCACGTTTGCTTTATCATTTTAAAAGAAGAGGTTATAGAGGTTTTAGTATGAATAGACCTGATAAAGTGTGGAACAAATTATCTGTTGCTGAAAAAGAAATAGGTGGTATACCAAACTCTAGTGAAGATATAAAACAAGCTCATGCCGCGGCTATTGAAATGTATATACAACAGCACGTTGGTCATTTAGGTGATGGTAATTATGGTAACATGTATTTTAACAGAACACTTAATGATTGGTCAAAGTTTGATATAACTAAAAGAACTAAATACGATGCGACTATTAGTTCTGGTTTAGCTGTTATGGCTTGTAACAAACACCTTTACAGACCTATTGCTGACAAGCAACAAACAAAACTAAATATAAATATTGCCAAGTATTCTAATACTGGTAGTATGTCAAAAATAATTAAACAATAAATATGGCTGGATCATACAGAAATACTTTCCCAAGTCAAGTTGTTAGCGATGACGAAAAAAGAAGCGTTGAATATGGCTTGAAAATTGGAGAAGCCATCGAAAATGAGTGGTTTAACGAAAAACACGGTCATTTTGGTAGCAACAGATATAATAATAATATAAGAAATTTTCACACTTTACGTTTATACGCTAGAGGAGAGCAGTCAATACAAAAATATAAAGATGAGTTATCTATAAACGGTGATTTAAGTTATTTAAATTTAGACTGGAAGCCAGTGCCTATTATACCAAAGTTTGTTGATATAGTTGTTAACGGTATAGCTGAACGAATGTATAGTGTTAAGGCTTATGCTCAAGACCAGTATGGCGTTAGTAAAAGAAATAGTCACATGCAATCTATTTTAAAAGACATGAAAACTAGTTCTTTAAACACGCTTGTAGAAAATGAACTTGGCATAGATCTTACATCAAACCCACAAGAAACTTTACCTAGAACTAAAGAAGAGCTAGATCTACACATGCAATTAACATATAAGCAAGGTGTTGAAATAGCAGAAGAACAAGCTATAAAAGTATTGTTAGAAGGTAGTAAGTATGAGCTTACTAGAAAACGTTTGTTTTATGATTTAGCTACTATAGGTATAGCTGCAGCTAAAACAGAGTTTAACACATCTCAAGGTGTTACTGTTAGTTATGTTGATCCTGCTAAATTAATATACTCTTATACAGAATCACCTTATTTTGATGATATATATTATGTTGGTGAAGTAAAAACAATACCTGTTAACGAGTTAAAAAAACAGTTTCCGTATTTAACTAATGAAGATTTAAAAGAAATAACAGAAGGTAAAGGTTCTAGATCTAAGTATCTAAATACTTATCCTAATTACGAAGAAGATAAAAACAAAGTACAAGTGCTTTATTTTAATTATAAAACTTATATGAACAATGTTTATAAAGTTAAAAGCACTGGTAGTGGAGGTGAAAAAGCTATAAAAAAAGATGATAACTTTAATCCACCAGAAGATAAAAAAGGTAACTTTACAAAAATTCAAAATAGTTACGAAGTTTTATTTGAAGGTGTTAAAATAGTTGGCACTAAGTATTTGTTAAAATGGCAAATGGCTAAAAATATGATTAGACCAAAAAGCGATTTTACAAAAGTAAAAATGAACTATGCTATTGTAGCACCAAGACTTTACAATAACAAAATAGAAAGTTTAGTTGGTAGAATAACTGGTTTTGCTGATATGATACAGTTGACACATTTAAAGTTGCAACAAGTAATGTCACGTATGGTTCCAGATGGTATATATTTAGATGCGGATGGTTTAGCTGAAATAGATTTAGGTAACGGTACTAACTATAATCCGCAAGAAGCCTTGAATATGTTTTTCCAAACTGGTAGTATTATAGGTAGATCTTTTACTGGTGATGGAGATATGAACCCTGGTAAAATACCTATTCAAGAAATAGCTAGTAGAGACGGTGGTAGTAAAATGCAAAGCTTAATAGGTACTTACAACTATTACTTACAAATGATAAGAGATGTAACAGGGCTTAACGAAGCTACGGATGGTAGTATGCCTGAAAAATACTCTTTAGTTGGAGTGCAAAAAATGGCGGCTGCAAATAGTAACACAGCTACTAGACATATATTGCAAGCGGGTAGATATATAACTCAAGAAATAGCAGAGGCTTTATCACTTAGAATATCTGATATTATAGAGTACTCACCAACAAGAAACGCATTTATACAACAGCTAGGCGCTCATAACGTATCTACACTAGAAGAAATGTCTAACTTACACTTATATGATTTTGGTATATTTGTAGAGTTAATGCCTGATGCAGAAGAAAAACAATTACTTGAAAATAATATTCAAGTCGCGTTAGGACAACAAAGTATAGAACTAGAAGATGCTATAGATATTAGAGAAGTAAAAAATATAAAACTAGCTAATCAGCTTTTAAAAGTTAGAAGAAAACACAAAATGGAAAGAGACAGAGAGCAGCAAGCTTTAATACAACAGTCTCAAGCGCAAGCAAACATACAACAACAAGAGGCGGCTGCTCAATTAGAAATGCAGAAAAAACAAACTGAATCTCAAATGGCTTTACAGTTAGAACAAATGAGAGCGGAGTTAGAGTCTAATAGAATGATGCAAGAAGCTCAAATAAAACAACAGATGTTACAATTAGAGCATAGCTTACAAGTAAAGTTAGAAGAGTCAAAAGGCGCTAACAAAGAGTTTGACATGCAAAGATATAAAGAAGACCGTAAAGACGAAAGAACAAAAATTCAAGCAACTCAACAAAGTGAGTTAATTGATCAAAGAAACAATGAGAAACCAGCTAAGAATTTTCAAGAAGATTCAATTGGTGGATTAATGTAAAACATTTTTATTAATTATATAATATTTTATTATGGCAAAAGAAACAAAAAAGCCAGAGGTGGCTAAAGAAGAACCTAAAGTTGACGAAACAGTTGACAAGTTAAAAATTAAAAAGAAGCCAAAAAAGTTTGCTTCAAAAGAAACAAAAGACACTGTTAAAGTTGATTTAAAAGAATTAGCTCAAAAAGCAGAGGACGTGGTAAAAGTTGATTTAAAAAATCCAGAACCACAAAAGGTTGAAGAGATAAAACCTGTTGAAAAACCAGAAGAGAAAAAAGAAGAAACGCCTTTACTAGAAGAAGTTAAAGAAACTAAAAAAGTAACTAAGGCGCCAGAGCCTCCAAAAATAGAGCTACCTGAAAATGTTCAAAAGTTAATGAACTTTATGAATGAAACAGGAGGAGATATAAACGATTACGTTGAACTTAATAGAGATTATAAAGATTTAGATAACGATACTTTACTTAGAGAGTATTATAGTAAAACTAAACCTCATTTAAGTCAAGACGAAGTTCAGTTTTTAATAGAAGACAATTTCTTTTATGATGAAAACAGAGACAACGAAAAAGAAATAAAAAGAAAAAAACTAGCGTTAAAAGAGCAAGTTGCCGACGCTAGACAGCACCTAGACGGCTTAAAGTCTAAATACTATGAAGATATCAAAGCTGGAAGTAAGTTAACTGCAGAACAACAAAAAGCTATTGATTTCTTTAACACATACAATGAAGAATCGAAGGTTGCAGAAAAAGTAACAAGCGAATTTTTAAGTAAAACTGACGATGTTTTTAATGACGAGTTTAAAGGATTTAATTACAAAGTTGGTGATAAAACTTATAGATTTAACGTTAACAATGCGCAAGAGATCAAAACCAGTCAGAGTGACATTAATAATTTTGTAGGGAAGTTCCTTAACGAAAACAATACAATGCAAGACGCTGAAGGTTATCACAAAGGTCTTTTTACCGCAATGAACGCTGATCAAATCGCTAATCACTTTTACAATCAAGGTAAAGCAGATGCTTTAAAAGAGAGCACTACTAACGTTAAAAACATTGACATGACACCAAGACAGGCTCATGAAGATGCGCCAACAAGTGGTATAAAAGCTAAAGCCTTAGACCTTGACACTACGCCTAGATTTGGATTTAAAAAACGAAAATAATTAATAATTTAAAACTTTAAAAAAATGGCAATTTCATTAGGAGGTAGTTTAAATAGTGTTGCGCTTCCACAAAAGCAAACATTATCTACAAACTACATTGATTTTACAGACAGCAACACATCAGGTTGGGCACAACAATACTTGCCTGACTTAATGGAGCAAGAAGCTGAAGTATTTGGAAACAGATCTATTTCAGGTTTTTTATCTCAAGTTGGTGCAGAAGAAGCTATGGCTTCAGACCAAGTAATCTGGTCAGAACAAGGTAGATTACACCTTTCTTACAACGGTACTACACATGCGTCTAACGAAACTATTACTATTGGTAATGATATCGATGGACAAACTGCGGGTGCTGCTCATGGTATCAGAAAAAACGATATGGTATTAATTACTAGTGCTACTAAAACTGCTAGAGCAATAGTTACTTCAGATCACGGTAACACTGCGTCTAACGCTGTTATTACTGTAGCAACTTACGACGGTGTAGACTTACAAACTGCTATAGGTGGTTCTACCGCTGTAGTAGTTCTTGTTTACGGTTCTGAGTACAAAAAAGGTGACACTGGTAGAGACGGTGCTAACACGCCACAGTTCAAAACTTTCAAAAACAAGCCAATCATATTAAAAGATAAATATGAGATCTCTGGATCTGATGTTTCTCAAATTGGTTGGGTTGAAATATCAGGTGAAGAAGGACAAAGTGGTTACATGTGGTATTTAAAAGCTGAAGGTGATACTAGAGCTCGTTTTACTGATTACTTAGAAATGGCAATGTTAGAATCTGTTGACGCTACTATTGCCTCTGGTTCTACTGGTGTTGATAATTTCTTAGGTACTGATAACGAAGGTTTATATGGTACTCAAGGTTTATTTAACGCTATTGAAACTAGAGGTATGGCTACATCTGGTATTAGCGGTGTTAATTACGCTACTGACTTAGCTGAGTTCGACGCGATACTTGCTGAGTTTGACAAGCAAGGTTCTATTGAAGAGAACATGATGTTTGTTAACAGAAATGTATCTTTAGCTATTGATGACATGTTAGCTGGTATCAACGGTGGTTACGCTGGTGGTGCTTCTTATGGTGTTTTTGATAACGAAGAAGATATGGCTTTAAACTTAGGTTTCTCTGGTTTCAGAAGAGGATCTTACGACTTTTACAAGTCTGACTTTAAATACCTTAATGATAAAGGTACGAGAGGTGGTTTATTAGACACTGTTAATGCTATCAGAGGGGTTATTATACCAGCTGGTGTTTCTTCAGTTTATGATCAAACGTTAGGTAAAAACTTAAAGAGACCATTCTTACACGTTCGTTATAGAGCTTCACAAACTGACGACAGAAGAATGAAGACTTGGGTTACTGGCTCTGTTGGAGCTACTACGTCTGATTTAGACGCGATGGAGATCCACTACTTATCTGAGAGATGTTTAATTACTCAAGGTGCTAATAACTTTATGTTAATCAACTAAGCACTTATTATTAAAAGTCGAGGCTTCGGCCTCGGCTTTATTTTACTAATTTTATTATATATTATATTATGGCAAAGAAAAAAGAAACAAAAGAAAAGGTAGAGGTACCTGTTGTTGAAACACCTACTGTTGAAACACCAAAACCTAAAAAAGATACTTGGGAAATAAAAGAAAGAACTTATTTTTTAATTGGTGATGCAAAACCTTTAGTTAGAATCATTAAATCAACTAATATATATTGGTTTGACGAAGAAAAAGGTTATGAAAGAGAATTAAAGTATTGTGAAAACCAAAGAACTTGTTTTGTAGATGAAATGAAAGGCGACCAAAGACTTTCGCATATTGCATTTAGAAACGGCGCTTTAGTTGTACCTAAAGAAAAAGTTACTTTACAAAAATTACTTTCTTTATACCACCCACACAGAGAAAGCTTGTATGAAGAGTTTAAGCCCGTACAAAACGCAGAAAGTCAATTAGACTGGCTAGAGTTTGAGGTAGCCGCAATGAACGCTGCTAATAACCTAGATATAGAGATGGCGGAAGCGGTTATGCGTGTAGAGATGGGTTCTAAGGTATCAGAGATGAGTTCTAAAGAACTTAAAAGAGACTTGATGCTGTTTGCAAAGAGACAACCTAAACTTTTCTTAGAGTTAGTTACTGATGATAATGTACAACTTAGAAATATGGCTATTAAAGCCTCTGAGCATGGCATTATATCTTTATCTCAAGATCAAAGAACGTTTAGCTGGGCATCAACTGGTAGAAAGCTAATGAACGTACCTTTTGATGAAAATCCTTATTCAGCTTTAGCCGCTTGGTTTAAAACTGATGAAGGTGTTGAGGTTTACTCTCAAATAGAAAAAAGATTAAAATAATCAAACTGTAGTGGTAGTCGCCCTACGGGGCGATTACAAACTACAAATTAAAAAAAAATTATGGTAAGCGTAGATACAGTATATCAAAGAGTTTTAGCTATATGTAACAAAGAACAAAGAGGCTATATAACTCCTCAAGAATATAATCTGTTTGCTAATCAAGCTCAGATGTCTATATTCAATCAATACATACACGATATTAAAAACGTTAGATCTGAGATGGGTAATAGTTTTGAATATGCAGATCCTATAGACTTACTACACGAAAAAATAGCTCCATTTGCTTTTACTGAAGATGTTACTTCAATATCAAATGGATTAACAGTTTTACCTTTAAATGACTATTTAGGTACTGTACAATATGTTACAGCTTCAAAAACAATAGAAGTAACAGAAATAAAAAAGAATGATGCTATTTATATAAACGCATCGCCTTTAGCAGCTCCTGACTCAACAAGACCTGTATACGTTAGAGAAAACGAAACACAAATACAGATATATCCTACTAACTTAACTACACAACCTTCTGAAATACGATGCAGTATTTTGCGTGCTCCTACAAAAAGAAATAACACTGACGTTGTTTGGGGTTACGCTGTTGTTGGTGAAAATGCTTTATTTAATGTTAATGATGCTAGAGACTTTTTGCTTCACGCGTCAGAAGAAACTATGTTAGTTATAAAGATATTAGAACTAGCTGGTATAAGTTTAAAAGAACCAGGTTTAGTTCAAGCTGCATCACAAGAAGAACTACAATTATTAACGCAACAAAAATCATAATAAATGGGATTAATAAACACAACTCAACAAGCTTACTATTCTGGAAATGATTTTGGTAGTTATCAGTTTGTATCTTTAGAAGATATAATAAATAACTTTATTGTTGCTTATGTTGGTGAAGGTAAAATTATAAACAAAGTAAGAAGATCAGATATACAGTTTCATAGTAGAAGAGCTTTGCAAGAATTAAGTTTTGATGTTTTTAAATCTACAAAGTCCCAAGAGATAGAGTTATCTGCTTCATGTACTATGGTATTACCACAAGACTACGTTAATTATGTAAAGTTAATGTGGACAGATAGTAACGGTATAGAAAGAATATTATATCCTACAAGTAAAACATCAAATCCTTTTGCTATTGATCAGTCTACAACTGGTTTTTCAGACAATGACTCAGGTTATAATTTAGATCCTAACACTGGTTATACAGATTTATTAGAGCAAGAACAATCAGACGCTTGGACTAAATATAAAGCTTCTGGAGATTTAACTGGTGATATTACAAACGCTTCAAGTGACGATCAAGATTCTGATTTATATGATTATAATAAAGGACAAAGATATGGTATTGATCCTCAGTTTGCTCAGGTAAACGGTTCTTTTTATATTGACGAGTTAAAAGGAAAAATACATTTTTCATCTAATGTTAGCGGAAAAACTGTGATACTAAAATATATAAGCGATAGTTTAGGTACAGACGCTGAAATGCAAGTACATAAATTCGCTGAAGAAGCAATGTATAAATACATAGCACACGCTATATTATCAACAAAAATAAACATACCAGAGTATTTAGTTGCAAGGTTCAAAAAAGAAAGATTTGCTGAAGTTAGAAAAGCCAAACTAAGACTTTCAAATATAAAACTAGAAGAGATAACTCAAATTCTTAGAGGTAAGTTTAAACAAATAAAATAAAGAGTATGCCAGAGTTTAATCAAAACTTTATAAAAGGTCGTATGAGTAAAGACCTTGACGAAAGGTTAGTGCCTAATGGTGAATACAGAGATGCTTTAAATATCTCTGTTTCTACATCTGAAGACGCTGATATTGGTACTGTACAAACTTTAAAAGGTAACACTTTGAGAGGTAACAGTATGTCTGGTTTTTGCGTTGGCTCTATTGCTGATGAAAAAAATAATAAAATATACTATTTAGTATCTGGTAATAAAAGAGACGGTGTGATAGAGTATGACTCAGAGTTACAAACAGAACAACCTGTTTTGATTGATATATATGAGTTTAACGTAACACTTTCTAATGATGCTTTTTATAACTCTGTATCAACTTTGTTTGAGTACTCTATAGTTGACTCTAGCGAGGTTAACATACGTACAGGCATGCAGGTTACAGGTACTTTAACAAATCCACTCACTGGTGTTACAACTACTTTTACACCTGGTAATCCATTATTAGTTTCTAGAATAGAAGTTTTAACGGCTAATACTTTAGCTGTTTATTTAGAAGACGAAAACGGTAATACTGTAAATACAAACATTGCTTCAAGCGCTGGTGATACTTTAACTTTTACAGCGGAAAGAGTTTTAAATTTTGACGAAGGAAGTTATATAACAGGTATAAATGTTATTGATGACTTTTTATTTTTTACAGATAATAGACACGAGCCAAAACAAATAAGTATATCAAGGTCTATAGCTGGTACACCAAGCGTAAATCAACACACTTTATTAAAAGTTCCAGATCCTTTAAATCCTAATTCATTTATTAATTTTAACTCTTCTGGTCAGTTAGGTAGAGATTTTGTAGAAGAACAACATATAACTGTTATTAAAAAATCACCTTTAATACCACCTACTTTAGAAATGTCTAATACAAAACAAAGTAGAGTTAACGGTATATACGCTGAAGCACAATTTAATTTTGCTGGCGTAGACCCTAACACTGGTAATACTGTAAACGATTCTGTTGGCACTCAATACACTATAACTTTTATAAACAATGTTACTTATGTAGAAGGTGATGTTGTAATATGCTCTAATGACGATGCCAACGAAGATCAAGATTCTTTTGCTACGCATGAGGTAAGATTAAAGGTTATTGACGCTGCAGGAGCACCTAATACTTATGTGTTTGAATTAATGTCTATTACTACTATTGACTTGTCTCAAAACAACGAGCAATGGTATTTTTTATTAGATCAAGACAGACCTTTGTTTGAATTTAAATTTCCAAGGTTTGCATATAGATATAAATACGCAGATGGTGAATACTCAAGTTTTTCACCTTTTTCAGAACCAGCTTTTTTACCTTCAACATTTGATTATCACCCAAAAAAAGGTTTTAATCTTGGTATGGTTAATAGCTTAAGATTTTTAAAAGTAAAAGATTTTGTTTTAGAAAAAGAGTTAATACCTAAAGAAGTTGTGTGTATAGATATATTATACAAAGAATCAAATTCTCCAAATATATATAGCGTTAAAACAATTAAACATGGTAGTGAAGAGTGGGAAGAAAGTACTACTGGCGGTTTAATGAAAGGAGCTACTGTTATCGAAACAGAGCTTATATACGCTACACTACCTTCCAACCAACTTTTAAGACCTTGGGACAATGTTCCTAGAAAAGCTTTAGCTCAAGAAATAACTGGTAATAGATTAGTTTTTGCCAACTATTTACAAAACTATAACTTAAAAGATAATAGCGGTAATCCTATAACCATAGACATAAGCACAAGCTTAAAATCTACAAATCCAACTGTAAAAGAACCAGAAAAGTCTATAAAAACACTAAGAACATATCAAGTTGGTGTTGTATATAGAGACGTGTATGGTAGAGAAACACCCGTGTTAGCTTCTTCTCAACCTAGTACTGTTAATTCAGATTTAGGAGAAACATTAGGTGGTTTAACAGTTCCAAAGCTACAAGCAGATAAATACAATAAACTAGAAGCTCAAGTAAAAAGCAACGCGCCTGCTTGGGCTGAAACTTATAAGTTTTTTATTAAAGAAACATCTAATGAGTATTATAATATTGCTATGGACAGGTGGTATAATGCTGAAGATGGTAATATATGGATATCTTTTCCTTCAAAAGAAAGAAACAAAATAGATATTGATACCGTGCTAATACTTAAAAAACAACATGATAACGACAAGTTTGTAGACGACAGTGCTAGATACAGGGTTTTAGCGATAGATAATGAAGCGCCTCAATTTATAAAAAGAAAAAGAAGTACGTTTGGTTCTGTTGTAATAAACTTTAATTCTTCAGGTCAACCACTTGAAGATCGTACCCAGATATTTCCAGTTCAAAATACTTTTGCTAACTCTGGTTTAGTAGAGGCCTTAGGTAAAACTGATGTTGTTATGAGGATTAGAAATACCGGTAACAAATCTAACTGGTACCCAGTTGGTGGTATAGCAATTGCTAACGCTGGTGGTTATTATATAGTAACGATAAACGGTAAGTTTGGACCTGATATGGCTTTTACAGATCCTGATGGTGATGGTACTGTGATATCTGGTTTAGAACTAGAGTTAGCGCAAAATACTTTTGAAAACAGACCGGAGTTTGATGGTAGATTTTTTGTTAAAATATACAAAGATTTAACGTTAGAAGAAAACGTTGTTAAAGTTGGTAACTCTATACCTGACTTTGCTGTAAAACAAGTAAGGCATCATTACTATTTAACTAATAGAAAAGGTAGAGATGATGATTGGTGGAGCACGGCTTGGGAGCGTGGTGATTTGTTTATTGATGGTGAAGCTAGAGGTTTAGCTGGTTTTAAAACAGGTATTGATGCTGGACCAATGGGAACTTTTTTTGGTACTAGCGCCTATATAACGCAATCAGAGGCTTCGTCAGCAGGTTTTTCTATAAATTCAGCATACTGGAATGGTAACGGTGGGCCTTTTCCTAAAGATGATGGTTATGGTTTAAACTCGCAGTTAGCAGGTGGTACAAGTACTTTACCTCCAATAGGACCTAGAACTGGTAACGCTGCTTTTCCAGCTTCTAAACTTAATCCCAACTATTGTTTAGAACTTAGTGTTTCTGGTTTAAAAGACGGTATGCAGTATCAAAAAGTTGGTGCTTATAATTTAGGTGGTGTAAAAACTTCTAACCAAATACCTTTTTGGGATGCTATAAGTTCTGTAGGCACAATGTTTAGATGGAGAAATGATCCAGACGGCGTTGTATACGTTATAACTGAAGCTGTTGATAGTGGTAAAGGAGGTGGTGGTATATCTTCAAACATAAATGGTAACGGTATATTAAACTTTAGTGACTCTAACCAACCAAATATTTTTGATGGTTTTGGTGGACCTAAAGACGAGCAAGATGATAATAAAACGCGTAGACTGTATTTAACGTTTAGAACATCTAAAGACGGCTGGAGAAAAGACTCAACACTACAACATGTTGATCCATTAACTGGTGTTACAAATACAGATCCTGATAAATATATAATAGACCAAAACTTAACAGATCAAGAACCTTGGTGGAAAGGTGGTAGTACGCCTCCACAACAGTTTGATCCTACAAGAGACTATACCGGTTGGACAACATCTAACGCGGGAACTTATCCAGCTGCCGCGGGTTACATAGGCCAAACAAACCCTAGCGATACTGTTACTAAGCAGGAAATAGGTAATCCTGGAAATGCTATAACAACTACTATATTAGACAACTATACTAATACAATAGAAATATTAGATATACTTTGGGACGAGATAGAAGATACTACAAGTCAAAACCCTGGTATATGGGAAACAGAGCCAAAAGAAGATGTTGGATTAGATATTTATTATGAAGCAAGTCAAGCATATCCTTTAATATTAGATAGCACAACAAATGAAATGTACGCGCCTTATGGTTCTTTAGTTCAAAATGAAGGACCTCAAAATGGAATACCTACTGCTGTTTTTTCTACTTCGCCTAGTGTAGTAAGCTGGAATGACAATATTGTTAGTTTAAGTCAATCAGCAAGCGGTGTTTTATTTGCTAATGATATAATATCTTTTACTAGACCTGATGGTAGTGTAACAAGAGCTAGGGTTGCTATAACACCAACTAGCACTAGAGTTGTATTAAGTAAGTTTGTAGATAAAATGAAAATGACTTTACCTTGGTTTAATTGCTACTCGTTTGGTAACGGCGTTGAGTCAAATAGAATTAGAGACGATTTTAATCAAGTTTTTATAGACAAAGGCCCTAAAGCATCTACAACATTAGCTGAAACGTACGAAGAAGAAAGAAGAGGAACAGGTTTAATTTATTCTGGTATATACAATTCTAATAGCGGTATAAATAATCTTAATCAGTTTATAATGGCAGAGCCGATAACTAAAGATTTAAACCCAAGATTTGGTACTATACAAAAGTTACACTCAAGAGACACAGATATAGTAACATGCTGTGAAGATAAGATATTAAAGATATTAGCTAATAAAGACGCTGTGTTTAATGCTGATGGTAACGTAAACTTAACCGCTACAAATAGAGTTTTAGGACAAGTAATACCTTTTAGTGGTGAATATGGTATATCTAAAAATCCAGAATCTTTTGCTTTTCAAGCTTATAGATCTTATTTTTCAGATAAGTCAAGGGGTGTTGTGTTAAGGCTGTCTAGAGATGGACTAGTTCCTATATCTCAACACGGTATGAAAGACTTTTTTGCTGATAATTTAAAAAATGCGTTTAGAATAATTGGTAGTTATGACGATAAAAAATCACTTTATAACATAACTCTTAAATGTATAAAAGATGCTACACAGTCAGGAAGCGGAGCAGGCGCAGGTAGTGGAACAGGCGCGGGCGGTGGAACAGGCACGGGCGTAATTACAACAAATAATGAATTAACAGGTTTAAATACAGATGGCAACTTATTAGGCCATTGGTTTAGATACGGTGGCGTAGTTGATGACTGGGCTAAAGCTATTGAAAACGGTGCTTTTGGGCAAGGGTTTACTGACATAGGTAATATATTTAATTTATTTGCTAGCAGCGGAACAACACCAGCGGCTATTGGTGATACGCAAGGTAACACTGGTAAAGGTTGGACTGGTATACAAGCTGGTGGTTTACATCCTGCTGGAGTTAATTGGGGTAAAGAGGGTAAATATGGTTTAAATCCTGGTTTAATAAATCCAGACGTAATTATTTATTTTGACGACCAAACTCAACCACATCCATTGGCGCCATCTTTTGACGCTAATCCTAATTTTACCGATTTAATAAACGCGTTTAATATACACGGACCTGGTAATGTTTACTTATATCAAACATTTTTTCAAACAAATTACGCTCAGTATAATCCTTTGTTGGGTTGCACTGGTCCTTTTTGTTTACAAGGTTTTTCACCTTGGCCACAAGCTTGGACAAATCCTCACCAGCCAGAAGCGGTATATTCTATAAAAAATATAGAACACGAAGCTAGCTCTGGTAGTTACAAGTTAACTGTTAACTGGCTCGTTGGATATGGTGGCTTTCAAGACTTTCAAACTTTTAAGTGGTCGTTAGACAGTCCTTTTATAACAGCTAGCGGTGGCAGTGGTTCTTGCGCAAGCAATAGTGTTGGAACTTGGGATGTTAATATAACATATACACCTGGAACAGTTGTAGAATATCAAGGTATTTATTATGTAGCGCAATCTACAATTAACGGTGGGCTTTCTCCTGATAATGGCTTTGGGGCAACAAAATGGAAGTTATGTGTAGATAGTGTTGGTGATAATAATGATGTTGGAGGAGGAAGTGCTGGTCAAGAAAATAATAAAGGTGTTAGAGATTATACTGTAAGTTTTGCTGACAAAGTAAACGGTTGGGTTAGTTTTAAATCTTGGATTCAAGAAAATGGATTAAGTATGAACAATAGATTTTATACTTTCTTTGGTGGTAATATGTGGGAGCATCATACTAATAATTCTAGAAATAATTTTTACAATGCTACATACCCTCAAATATCTACAATAGATGTTTTATTAAACGAAGCACCTAACGTTATAAAAAGTATAGATTATTTAAAATACTCTGGGTCACAAGCTGCTATTACAGAAAATATTTCTACGGCTAATTTTGATGGAGAGTATTATAATAACTTTGCTAAGTTAGGTTGGTTTGCAAGTTCTATAGAGACAGACATGCAGTCTGGCCGCAAGTTAGAGTTTAAAAACAAAGAGAACAAATGGTTTGCTTATATGCAAGGTGAAAAAACGTTTTTTAACACGGCGTTAGATACGAATATAGATATGCAAGAGTTTTCTTTTCAAGGCATAGGTAATGTTGTTACCGTGTCAAAAGATAATATAACGCCTCCACCTCCACCACCAGGACCAACTAGAGTAATACTAACAATTGAAGACGATCCAACAGATCATTAAAATATAAAAATATGCCACACTCAGGATATACAGTAAGTTCAGCAAGTATAGGATATATGTCAGGTAATTCTGCTACAACGAGCGGGAACAATGGTGTGTTTCAATTAATAATAACGCCAGACGTAGGTTTTGTTGTTGCTGCTACAGACTTTGCTATAGGAGACCCTTTTGATGCTACGAAAATAAATAGTGTTACGTTTGCTGATAGTCAATTTGGCGCATATCACCCTCAAAACTTTGTTGTTGTTACTGTTACTATGCAAGCAACTTATATTGTTAGTGCTACTGAAACTATATTTATAGATATTGATGGAAAAGCAGATGGTATTGTTTCTCATTCAAATGTAGACGTTTGTTTAAAAGAACAGGTTCAGTTAGAAGGCAATTGTCCACTTTCTTATTGGCCAGCTTCTGGATCACCTATATCTCCTGGCATGGTTGATCCTCCTGGAACTAATTGTTTAAGTTCTTTTGTAGAAACAGAAATAGGTGGTGGTGTTACACAAACTAATTTAGCTAACAATACTAACTGGCCAAATCCTCTTTTAAATCTACCTCAATTTAGTGGATCTACAGGTATAGACTCAGCAGAGGTAAACCAATATCAGGTTGTACATAATCCTATATCCCCTGGAACACCTACAACTTTGTTTACTAAAATATTTTGGACTGGTCCAGGTAGAGACTTTTCAGTAGTACCATTTTACGAGCTAAATGCTTTAGCAGCTGCTTCTGGTGATTACATAATAGAAGAAAGCCAAGACAATTACAATGTAGATAAAACTTTAATTTCTGCAATTACTAACAATCACATTATTACGGTTGACACAACAGATATATTACCTGGTATGCAAGTTACAGGTAGTACTTTAACAACGTGTTCTTACGATCCAAATACAAACCCAACACCAGCTAATCTTTGTTATCCTAGTTTTGGTATGGATATAAGAGTTACAAAAGTAGATGCAGCTAGCAACAAGGTTCATTTAACAGAAGCTATTAGTTCTTTAGCCGTTGGAGATGTTTTAAACTTTTCTACAATATCTTTTTCAGACATGGGTAATGGCTTTATATCAGGCGGAAACGTTGTTTGTAAAAAGTTTGTTGTAAAGTATAACGGTTCTTCAGATATTTCTTGTGGTGATCATGTTATAAACTGGGCGCAAGCGTCTGGTAGTACTGTTTTAAGCGATTTAAGTCAACCTAAAATAATAGCCACAAGCATACCTACTAGAGATTTAATAGGCAATGGTGATGTTAGAAGATTAAGAATACAAGGCACAAAAGGATTAGCAACTTTTTCCGTTAATATATACAGTCAATCAGATAATACTAGTTATGATTTTAATGAAGACAAGTTTACTGTTGGAGCTTCTGACTTAATAGATCAAACAGTTAACGAAAATGGACAATATGTAAAAGATATAATACTACCTTTTAGTTCTGTTGATAATACTTACACAGTAACAATAACACCTAAAACAGTAAAAGATAAGTCGTATTTAAGTACTGTTGTTGACTCAAGTGTTTTAACTTCTTTTGAGATAAAACAGTTTGTAACTAAAACGTTAACATTTACAACAGATGCAACTACAACAGGTTTGACTTTAGCTTCTGGTTTAACAAATAGTATTTCTATATCTAGTCAACCTGGCGTATTAAGAAATATAAACACACCTACTTGGTCTGGTAATATAACAAAAGCAGATGGGTCTGTGCTTTATGTAAATAGAAATCCGCTTGCTTTAAAAAATAATGGTGTAGACACAGGAGACTTTAATTTTAATACAACAAGTACTACAGATGGTCAAAGCAACTCAACAAATCTAACGCTTTCACCAACTATAACAGGAGCTGGTACAGCAACTATAACCGCTACTATAACTGGTAATTTAATTTCAATGGGTACTAAAAACACTACCGTAACTTTTGATGTAGATAATTTTATAACAGTTAAGCCCTCTGTACCTGATATTGGAGGTGGTAGATCAACTAGAGGTGAAACTGATGTTGAATTCATAACAAATGTTGAAAGTGGTGAAGGTGGTAACCCAAAAGAAGGTGCTAGTGATACTATTACTATTAGTCTTTCAAGCGAGGATCAATTTGTAGATATAGATTTAAGAAGTTTTGATAACGATACTAACGCTAGTTCTAAAACACTATCAACGGTTACAGATCCTGAGAAAGGAAGTTTATCTGGCTTCGGTGGTTCTGGTAGCGCATACGATGCTGGTAAAGTAAGATATGTTAGAAATGAAGACGTTGTTATTAGACCAGGTGGTACAGATCAGTTTATTTACAAAGCAACTGTAGGTGGAGTAGATAGTGATCAAAGTGGACAAGGAACTGTAACAATAACATTTATAGAATAATATGGCATTAATAACATTAACATTTTCAGGAACAATAAATACTTCAGTACAAATAAACGATATAGTTTACGCCGTAAACACTGTATCTTTAGGTGGTTTTAATACTGGTAGTTCAAACGATATAACAATATTAGGCCCTGTAACTTCAGTAACTACAAACACTGTTGTTTACGACGATACTGCTTCTGGTAACCAACCTAGCGCTGGAGATTTTATAATGTTTAGTAAAGATAATACTGTTAACATGACCAGCTTGTTAGGTTACTTTGCTAGAGTGCAATTAACAAATAACGATGTTTCTAATCACGGAGAGCTGTTTTCGCTTGAAGCAGGTTATGATGAGAGTAGTAAATAATTAGTAAAAACTGTAACTATAAAGTTACAATAAAATATAAATAATATGAGTAAAAATTCACCTTTTAAGTTTAATCCTTTGAGCTTGATCTCTGGAGGTATAAATATATACCAAGGTTTAGCTGGCTCAAAAGCTAGAAAAGCAGAACAACAAGAGGCAAATAGAGAGTTAGCTAAACGTAAGGCAGATTTTGAAGGTACAGATCTTAGTAATCCTTACGCTAACATGGAAAATGCTTATGAGGATTTAACTATTAACCAACAACAAGCTCAATTTGAAGCGCAACAAGGACAGCAACAGAGAGCTAATATAATGCAAAATATGGCTGGTGCAGCAGGTAGTAGTGGTGTAGCTGGTTTAGCTCAGGCTATGGCTAACCAAGGCCAACTAGCAACACAAAGAGCAAGCGCATCTATAGGACAACAAGAAGCTGCTAATCAAAGAGCTGCGGCTCAAGGACAGATGGCTATACAAAGTAAAGAGCGTTATGGTAAAATGCTAGAGCAAGATAGAAGACTTGACATGAACGAAACCTTGCTAGGTATGTCTCAACAAAGAAAAATAGCTGCTGACGAAGCTAGACAGCAAGCTAGAGATTCTATAATGAAAGGTGTAGGTCAAACAGTTAGTGCTTTTATGATGAAAGGTCCAAAAGGAGGTGTTGGTGGTAGTGGTTTTAAAATGAAAGATCCTACGTTTTTTAAAAAATCAATAAAAAAATATTAACATGGCAAAAAAATCACCTTTAAAAATAAATGAAAGCCTTGTTAAAAGAACTAGGTTAACATCTAATTATACTAGTGGAGAAAAATCTACTATGGGTAGGTGGAATACAGATAATTTGTTTGACTCTTCAAAACAAACTATGGCAAATAGAATGATAAATAATGAAGAGAAAAGTTTAAAAGAAGAAAATCGTAATCCAGATACTTATTCTAATACAGGTACTTACTCTAAACACCACTTGTTTGATCCTACTTTACCTATATATCCTAACCAACCACAGACTGATGCTCCAGAAAAAAAGCTAACCAAGCTTGAAGAGAAACAAAAAAAGCTTGAAGAGATATTGCAAAAAACAGATGGTAAAGAAAACTTCAAAACAAAAAGACTTAGAAGGCAAATAAAAAAACTTATAGATTTTCAAACACCTTTAGCTCAAAGAGTTACAGAAAAAATAACACCTGAAAATAAATTAGATTTAGGATTACCATACTCAGATAGCTATTTAAGAAGTAGAGGTATGGATCCCAAAGACTATAGGATGCTTAGTGACGATGCTGAAAAATCAAAAATAAGACAAGCGCCTATTACACCTGCTTTTTTTGATCCTAATGAAAAAGGTTCTACTAGAGATAGTTATCTACCAGGTAAAATAGTATATAAAGATGGTATTAAATACTATCAAGCCTCTGACGGTACTTTGCATACTGGTCAAATCGAAGACTACGAAAAAGAATTACAACAAGATAGAGAGATGTTTCCTGATGGTCCACCGCCTATGAAACAACTAGAACAACCTATACCAGGCGGCGTGTTACCAGAAGTTACTATTTACGATACTTTTAACACTATAGACGCTGAAACATTTGAAGAAAAGAAACAAGATTATATAGAAAATTTTAGATTTGGTTCTAAGGCTGGCGCTAGAATAGATACTTTAGGAAATAAAACTTGGAAAGAGGCAACTAGAGGTTGGCTTAAAAACGTACAAGAAAATATTTTTAATGCTATTGGTGATGGTGAAACTGATATTGCTGCTAAATGGATGGACAACACTAGGAACTTAATAAATAATATTAAAATTTTTGAAAACAAAAAAGTTGAGGATTTTGGTAGACAATTTACAGATGAAATAAAAGGTAATACAGGTGGTAGTATAATGTCAAAAGGTAGCCATAAAGGTGACATGAGAAAGTATGACATGACTTATATGGGCGCTAATAATATAAACTTAGAAATATCTGAAGATGGAGACATGTTTTTTAAAATGGAAGGTATTGATGATGTTTGGTCTGTTAAAGATTTAGGTAGAAATACTTTTAGCAAAAACTTTCAAGGGGCTTTACGTTACGATGAGATAAAACAAAGTTTAATAGAATCTGCGAAGCAAAACAAACCTTTCTCTAAAAACGCTTTAGAAGGTAGCATAGATAGTTTATTAGTAAATAAAGAAGCTATACTTTCTTTTGCTCATGATGATTTAGGAGACAATAAAGCTTTGTTTGATTTATATGAAAAAGCAGCTAGAGAAAGAGGCTTAAAAATTAATATAGAACCTTTTATGCCAGAGAGCCAAGAGTTTGATTTAAAAAGAGTTAAAAACATGGTTAAAAAAGGATTAGTGTCACAAGCTGAAGAAGTTTATAATGCACACTTGTCTAATTATGCAAAAGAAAATGTAGACAAAGCCGAAAAAATGTCTGCCAAAGACTTAATAGAAAAGTATAAATAAAATTTAATATGAGTAATTTTTTAGAAAGAATTATAACAAACATGCGAAATGACAATGCCTCTAACGAAGACATTGAAGCTGTTATTGACTATGATAAAAAAGAAAAACAGTTAAACAGCGTTGTAGATTTAAATCAAACTTCTTATTCTTATAACCCTAATCAAAACGATGCTATAGATCCTTTTGAAGCTAAAGACAAAGCTGACGTACCTAAAGAAGATAGAAAAAGAATACAAAAATATTTAAGAGGCGAGCTTGGCTGGAGACAATATAGATCTGCCAAAAGAGATGGTACTATAGAGGATTTAATACAAACAAGATATAACGACGAAATAACTAAAAAATCTTTAGAACAAGAACAACCTGTTGTTGAAACAAGTACTCCTGAGGTAGAAACAGAGCCTGAAGTAAGCGAGGGTAAAACTACAAAAGTTTTTGAGACTGAAGAAAAAATGGACGAGTACTTAACGAAACCAATGAAAGGAACTCTTCCTGAAGTTACTGTTAGTCCCAAAGAAGAAGAAGAAAAAGAAGACATTTTAAGTAAAATAGATTTACCACCAGAAGAGAAGTTAGATATAGACAATGCTTTTAATACAGAAACAGTTGAAGAAGTTACTGATAGAAACAAAAATCTTGACAAAGATACTCAAGGAAAATCAGACCCTAACTGGTTTAAAGAAAATATAACAACAACTGTCGATGAAGAATTAAAAACTACAGGTTCTGTAACAAATTACCATAGTGAGTTAGAAGAAATAACTAATAATTACGGGCCTGCTACTTTGTTTATTAGAGAACATGTAACTGACGCTGGTCAAACAAAGTTTGTTGTTTATCCTAACATTGTTATAGCGTTTGATCAACCGAGAATAGATTTAGAAGCAATAGATGTTGATAACGATAATATAGTAAAAAACGATGGTAAGGCTATTGGTTATTTTAACAATGATAATGATGCTTTTGGGTATAATCAAATAAATGGTTTATACAAAACTTTTGATAACGAAGAACAAGCTATAAAGTATGTTGAAGATTACACTAGTCAAAACCCGTATTTTATAAATCCTAACCAATATGATGGTGATAAGTATGAAAACTTTATGCCTACAGATTACGAAGGTATTATAAAACCAGTTCAACCAACTACTATAGACTTTCCAGAAAACGTTAAAGAACAAGATTATTTTGAATTCAACACAACTGGTGGCGGTAATTTAGTTGGTAATATTTCTTACTACAATAACTATGATTACTTTCAAGAAATACAGCAAAACACTATTGACTATAACAAAACTAAGGTAAACTACGACGATTTAATTAAAAGTAAAAAGTTTAGAAAAGAGTTAAAAAAAGTTGATATACCTAAAACACCTTATAAAAATTTACACGAAATATTATCAACAGTATCTAATGAGCTAGATAAAATAGAAAACGGTTTGGTTACTAGAACTGATTACGTATCTAATATAAGTAGTGGTAGAACTAAAAGTGTAAAACTACTTAGAGAAAAACTTATAGACGTGTATGAGTTTATAGAAGGTGCTTATGAATTAGGTAAACTAGATGTTTTAGCTATAGAAGACGAAATAAAAGAAATATTAAGTATTTATGATGATATAAACGAATATCATGTTTTAGCTGATAAAGATATTAAACATGTTTTTAACAATGGTAAGAGTGATTACATTATAGATTACATTGAGGATAATTATCCAAATTTAGCAAAAAACACGGATGATCTTATTGAGTTTTTAGTTTACAATAAAGATAAAGGAAATGTGTTGACAGAATGGGCAAAAGATGTTGGTAACTATATAAATACTGGCGAGTGGAATTACGAGCAAGTAGATTTTGATGAAAAAAAATTATTAGATTATATTTTTAGTATTGATCCAAAAAAATCTTTACAAGATATGCCTTTGCACGATAAGGACGGTAGTTCTTATAATGCGAGAAATTATAAGTTTCTAAAAGACTTAGGTATAAATATGAAAGTAGATAGCCCTGCAGCTAAGCTTTTAATTTTAGAGGCTTTAAAAGGAATAATATCTTATAAATGGAGACAGTATGAAGGAGCTTGGCAAGATTTTAACTCTATGTCGCAAAAGGCTTTAAGCGCTAGCTATGATTGGAAAACAATAAATGATGACGGTTTAGAAGAGGATATTGTAATTTCTGGTTATCAAATAATGGAAGAGCTAAAAAACACAAAAGCTTTTGTAGACTCTTTACCTTCTAAATACAAAAAACTTAAAGAGTTAAATATTAAAAGTCAACCAATAAAAGAAATAATGGATGGCTTAATAGAAACTTATGACAATATAGATAGAAAAATATTTGGAAGCCCTGGTGATAATGGTGTCTGGGGTGACGAAGATGATATTTATGGGGAGTTTCAATTATTGACTATGCCACAAGTAGTTAATGGCATTATTGTGCCTATGACTGACATAGACAAAGAAAAAGTTTTTAATAAACTAAACTTAAAATCTACTAGATTAAAAAAACAGGCAAGATTAACTTTTGAAAAAGAAAACCAAGAGTTATTGTTTAAAAACAAACAACTACAAGAAGAGTGGAACTCTTATACAAAAGGTGTTGAAAACCTTAATAAAAAAATAGAAAAAGCTGTTTTAATAAAGTCAATGTGGGATGGTGTAAATGAGTTTGGAGAAGAACATCTTTTAAAACAAAATATAAGAGATTTAGATGCTTATAAAAATATAATTGGAACAAAACCTATTAACAACAAGATGGAGGCGGAAGAGGTTATGTCTCAAAGCCCAGCAACTTTATTAGTAGAGCTATATGATTTAGAAAATGTAATTAAAAGATTAGAAGCTGACTTAGACGCCGCGGGTGATGATAGTTTTTATATACCTGTACTTGGTAAGTTTGGTGGGCAATTATCTCGTTTAATTAACTTAGTTGCAATATCAGATCCTGTAAGAGAAAAGTTTGTTTCTACAAAAACAGACTGGGTAGTAGAAGCGCCTTTTAGTAGTATATTTGGTGGAGCTATAATGGGTGAAAAAGGAACTTTTGAATTAAACGGTAATACCTACACTATCTATACTAAAGATGGTCAAGTTCAAGGTGTATTAGATAGCAACGGTGACTTAGTTACAGTAAAAAGCTTTGGTGGTAATTATAACGCTTATTTTGATTTTCAGGAAAACTATTTAAATAAAATAAACAACGAAGAAATAAGTCTTGAAGACTACTTTGCGGCGGGTGCTTTTACAGAAGTGGCTACTGTTGAAGTTTTAAAAATGTGGGCTGTTATACAAACAACAGGTGGTCTTGGTTATTTAGCCGAGAGCGCTGGGCTTGGCGCTACAGGTATTAGAGTTTCTCAGGGTGCTTTTCAGTTTTTATTTTATGGTACTCAATCTTACGAGAACTCTAAACAAGTTTATTTAAACGCTAATCCTGGTGATTATGAAGGAGCTTCAGACTATGCTTTTATAAATGGTGCTATAACTGGTATAATAGCTCAAATAAACGTTGAAGGTAGATTAGGTGGTAGCTCGCTATCAAAAGAAGCTATAGATCGACTATCGTTGAGTTTTGCTAGTAATCAAACTATGAAGCTTAGCAAAAGTGAGTTTGTAAAAGAAGTTTCAAGAGGTATAGGTCTTATGATTGCAGGTGAGACTGTTGAGGAAATATCTGAGCTATATTTACAAAAAGTGGTTAGTGATTACTTTGATAATACTAAGGCTGGTGGTGAATATAATCTTTTAGATATTGACATAACACCTAAAGACTTGTTAGAAATGCAGTTATTAGTTACAACCACGGCTGGTGTTATGGGAGGTAAAATGACTTATAATAAATTAAAAGGCATACAAAAAGGTAATTTTGATTACATAATGTCTGACGCTTTAAAAGTTTTAAAAGAAGACCCTGATTTTACTAGTTTAAAATTAAAATTAAAACAAGCTCTTGATAATACAGGTGTAGATGGTAACAAGTTAATCACACAAGAACAATACGACAACGCTATACTATTTTTTAATGATTTATCTGCTATAAAAACAAAGCTTGATAAAGAAAAAGGTGCTGTTGACGCTTACAATGATACCGAATATAAGCTGCTACTTAATTTAAGTTTTCAAAAAAAATCGTTAGAAAGAAATGATGATGGTAAAAGCCAAGAACAGCTAAACATTGAATTAGAAAGAGTTAATGGACTTATAAAAAGCGTTAAACAAGGTGACTTTTTTGCTACAGCAAAAGACGATCCAAACTCTAGATATAATATTTATCACGCTGTAAAACAAACAGGTGAGTATCAGTTAAAACTTGTTGTACTTTTAAAAACACTTTTTCCTAATATAAATGACTTTGCTGACCAAATACAAGAGATTCAAAACTTGATAGATCAAAACAACGAAATGGGAGAAGAGTCTTTTAAAAAGAATAACCCAGAAGGACACAAGACACTTGAAGATTTTAAAAAACAAGAACAAACTATATTTGATGAGTCTCAAGAATCTCTTCAACAAGAAGCTATAAGCTACGCTAAAAAAACAGGTAAAGACCACACTGATCAAGAAGTTTTAGATCGTATAAAAATAAAGTTTTTAATTAACAAAGAGTGGGACATTGGTATTCATATAGAAGAGAAAAAACACAGAGAGCAAATAGCAGAAAATCAAGAAAAGTTTGATAAACTAAAGAAAAGAAAACCTGACGTTGTAAATAGTAAAACTACAAACGAGGAGTTTGAAAAAATAATAGACGCTTGTGTTACAGATAGACAAAAAGTAATAGTACAAAAAATAAAAGACAGAATAAGAGTTTATCCAGATCTTGAGATAACACTATATTATGATGGTAAAGTGTTTGATTTAGAAACTAATAATGGTGAGCTTACTGGTGGTAGTTTTAGTTTAAGTAACAACACTGCTAGCATAAACTTAGAACATGCAAAAAGTAATGTTGGTGACCACGAAATAAATCATTATTATCTTGATAACTTAAAATTACAACAACCTGATTTACACCGAGTATTAACAAAAAATATATTAAAATATATAAGGCAAAATCCTTTAATGGCACCTTATATAGAGTTTGGTAGAATATCTGCTGAGGCAAAAGGCTATAAGATTACAGACCCTGAGTTTAATGCTACACTAGAAGACGAAGCTGTTGTAGAGTTTTTATCAGATTTACAAGCTGGTGAAATAAAAATAGATGGTGCTACAAAAAATAGTTTATTAAAAGGTGTTAAAAAATTATTATCAAATGTTAGGGGTAAAAGCTTAGAAACAATGAGTTATGATCAAGTATTAGATTATATTGCAGATATGACTAGTGAATATACTAACATGCCTCTGTATGATACACCTATAAATCCTGGTGATATAGAAATAAATCCTAATCAAGATAATAAAAACTCTGTAAATATAGGCGGTAAAAGACAGTATGTGTTAACTGTTGATGGTAAAGAAACAAATTTAGGTGAAGAAATAAACAAGATATACGCTAAAGAAGGTATGGCTGCTTGGCCAAAAATAGAGTTGCTTGTAAGAAGAATACTACAAAATGAAGCTCAAAAAGCTAGAAAAAACTCTGGACCTTTTAATCTTATACCTGGTTTTGACCTAGATAACTTTATATTTACATCGCTATATGGCTCTGATACTAGAGCTTTTGAGTCTATATTTGAGACGGCTAAAAAGTTTGACCCAGAAACTAATGATGACTTTTTTGGTTTTATGATGACTAAAGGTTCAAATATATTTTTACCACAAATGCTGGACGCTATGAAAAGCGGTGATGTTGTAACTGATTTACCTACAGACTTTGATATAACGCCAGCTGACCCAGATATAGACCCAGACACAGACACAGATCTAGATCCAGATGATGATACTGGTAAAGTTACTTTAATAGAGGGTATAGACTTAGACACTGATTTTAACGACGATGGTAAAACTAAAAACTATAAAACAGAGCTAGATGCAATATTAATTAGGTTGCTAACTGGTAGCTTACCAGATTTTAGAACACAAGTTAGTAAAAATAGAATTAAAACACATCCGTTTACTAGCTACATAGTTCAACAAGTTGGTGATCCTAAAGGTAAATCAGGACAGCTAAGATTAAACACGCAGTTATTCTTAGGTAAAGGAGGTGATACTTATAGAAACAACTTAATAAAGTATAAGTCTGTTATATTAAATAATTTATCTACAACTTACCTTTCTAGAAACATACCTCAATTAGTAGAGAAGTTTGTTGTTGGTGAAGGTTGGACATTAGACTGGAAAGGCAAGAAAATAAAAAGAGACGGTAACAATCAAATGATGAGAACTGTTAAAGACCCTGCTAGTAAAATAGATGACAATACTTTTGTTTCAATATACATGAACACCAAACCTGGTAAAAAAGAAGGAGATCCACCAATATACAGTAGAATACAGGGTAAAGGTGAAGGTTTAGAGTATCAACTAGCAGGCGAGATAGCGCTACAAACTTTATATAAAGAGTTAAAAGATCCTGAAAGTGAAATACGTAAGCGTTGGGATAAGGTTTATGGCGATTTAAGTAATGAGATATTAACTGAGAGCGAAATAGCTACTATCGGTAAAATGATGGAAAGAGGCGATGACAAGTTATCTGTTAACATAATAAAACTTAATGCTGATCCTATAAAGTGGACTGGATTATGGACATCGCTTGATGACATATCAAAAGCTTTAAAAACAGTGCCTAACAGTAGTAAAAAAGCAGTTGTTGGTACAAAGAAAAAGCCTGGTGTAATAGCTGATATACTAAGTAAAGTTGTAGATGATAACGGTGATTTAGTGTTTACAAACGCAACAGAAAGAATTAATATTGCAAATGATATATTTGACTTAATAAAGAACTATGATAATGTATCTACAATAGGTAAACAAAAATTAACTGTCACTGATTTTTCAAAAGAAATAGTTTCATCTAAAATGCTTTTTGATAATTTGATTAAAAAGTTTGATATAAGAAATAAAGATGGTAAGTTAGTAACAGC